CCTGTGTCGGAGGTTTGGATTATGCTAGCATAAAAGACTTTGCAGCAGTAGGGTTACTCTTCAAGGTAGAAAATAATTATGTGTGGAAATCTCACTCTTTTGTACGTAAAGAGTTTCTTCGCACGGTAAAATTAAAGGCTCCTATTAAGGAGTGGGAAAGATTAGGGCTTCTAACCATTGTGGATGAGCCGTCTATAGATATACGTCATATTGTCAATTGGTTTGTAAATGCCCGAGAAAAATATGGTCTAACAAAAATTGTGGCAGATACCTTTCGGTTGGATTTAGTTAAAACAGCTCTAGTAGCTGAGGGGTTCGAACTAGAATTTATTCGCAATCCTAAAGCAATTCATTCATTGCTCGCTCCAAGAGTGGAAACAGCATTCGCAAACCACAATATTATTTTTGGTGACAATCCGTTAATGCGTTGGTATACGAATAATGTCTATGTTCACATTAAAAAGGATGGAAACAAGGAGTATCTGAAAAAAGATGAATTCAGAAGAAAAACGGATGGCTTCCAAGCCCTTATTCATGCATTGTTTAAAGCTGATGAAATATTAGTCGATGATGTGGACTTTTTCTTGGATGATATAGAATTTTAATTTGGCTCTGTAAAAAGATGTTGTTGATTATCTTATTAAACTATCGGGGTAAGTTAGTTGCATAATAGCTCTGGAAAATATAGGTTAGTAAAGTTATACTCTTAAACATAAACTGAATTCGGGGGATAAATATGGAAATATTTGTTGGGATAGCTCTTTTACTTATTGTATTTTTTTCTTCAAGTATTATTGAAAAAAGATTAAAGAATATAGAAAAACAAAACAATCGTGTAATAGAAATTTTAGAAGAAATTAGAGATAAGAAATAAACGTTCTTTAACTAACAGTTTTCTCTTATGGAACTAAAGGGGCAGAATAGTTAAACAAAGATTGAGACCTTGCTGGTGAATTAATATATGAAGTAAAGGAGGCAGTTTTATGTCAAACCATATTTATATTGCAACAAAGAAAATTGGATTATAATTTAAATAAATATTGAGTTATTGGGAGTTTGAAGATGAAAAATAAAAAAAGAAAAAAAGAAAGACAGAACGGCTTTTTTAAAGAAATCCTAATTGAGCTTAGGGATTCAATCTTATTTGAAGTGGCTTGGAACATCCTAATGTTTATACCAAGAATGATGATTCGCTTAATTAAGGACATTTGGTGAAGTGGTTAGTCAAAATAGATCTATCGGGTGCATTAGTTCCATAGGATGCAATAAAGTAGACCACAATAATATAAGTGGTCTCTTTTATTTGTTCAAAAATCAACATTATTGATAAATAAAGCTTTTTTAAAAAGGAGGTGAGATATTGGGGTTTCTAGACCTAATAAAAAGCCGTAATAAAGAATTGGACTTCATGTTTGATTTTGATTTAATCCAAGATACGTCCAAGAAAATTCACATGAAGCAATTGGCCATCCAAACCTGTATCAATATGATTGGCCGCACCATTAGCCAATCTGAATTTTATGTGAAGAAGGATAAAAAGATTGTGAAAGATGACATGTACTATTGCTTAAATGTCAGACCCAATCCTAACATGTCGGCCAGCCACTTTTGGCAGACTGTGATCCATAAGCTCATCTATGATAATGAGTGCTTGATCATCCAGTCTGATACAGAAGATCTTATCATTGCTGATTCGTTCACACGCGTTGAATATGCCCTGGTCAATGATTCATTTAAAGATGTGACCATTAAAGATTTTACTTATTCGCGTACTTTTCAAATGAGTGATGTGATTTACCTGGAATACAGCAATAAAAAACTGTCTACTTTATTCGATAGCTTATACGCTGATTATGGAGAACTATTTGGTAGGATCATAGAATTTCAAAAACGGAAGGGTCAAATACGTGGCTTGGTACATGTAGAGGCTACCTATGATAAAGACGAAAATACACAGAAAAGACTACAAGCGTATATCAATAAAATTTATAAAGCTTTTTCTGATAACTCTGTGGCCTTTGTCCCTCAACAAAAAGGATTTAAATTAGAAGAATTGAAGAATACTGCTCAAATTCAAAGTGTGGATGAGGTAAACAAAGTCGCTGATGGCTTTCTCTTCCAGGTTGCAAAAGCTTTAGGTATTCCCATTTCTTTACTTCATGGGGATATGGCAGATGTAGAGAAGCCTACCCGCAATTACATGACTTTTTGCATTGATCCGTTTTTGAAAAAAATCAAAGATGAATTGAATGCGAAGCTGATTGATAAAAAGGATTATTTAGCAGGAAAGAAAATGGAAACTAAACGTGTGTCCAATATTAATTTGTTTGATGTGGCCACAGCTGTCGATAAGTTGAGGGCTTCAGGAACATTTAACGGCAATGAATTGCGTGAAGCGTTAGGTGAGGAAAGGGTGGACGATCCGATAATGGACAGGTATTTTATAACCAAAAACTATCAAGAAAGTTCCGAAGCACTTAAAGGAGAATAATCCTTCATTAAGTATACTTTTAGTATTTTGTTTAACTGTCGGCTACAAATTAATACAGAATATTTGATACTATGGAACAATAGGAGGTGAAATATGAAAACTTATAATCAATTATCCTATGAGCAAGTAGAAAAGTTGTTTAACAAGAAAGGTTTTACATTAATCACGAAAGAATATGAAAACAATCAAAAAAAAATGGAATGCATTGATAAAGACGGCTACAAATTGATTATTTCTTATGGAAAATTAAGTACCGGAAGAACACCAAGTAAGTTTGGTAAAGGGAATCCTAATACCATTGAAAATATAAAACTATTTTTAAAAATCAACAGTATACCGTATGAACTTTTATCAATAAAATTTAAGACAGCGTGCAAGGATAAACTGCTTTGGAAGTGTGATAACAATCATATTTTTGAAATGTCTTGGAATAGTTTCTATTCTAGTGGTTATAGATGTATGTATTGTAGTGGTAATGCTAAGAAAACGACAAAAATTTTTAAGGAAGAAATATTCAATTTAGTTAATCACGAATATACTTTATTGAGCGAATACATTAACGATACTATCCATGTGACAATTAAACATAATGGGTGTGGCCATGTTTATGAAGTTTCGCCATCGCACTTTTTGAAAAATAGAAGATGCCCTAATTGTAGGTACAAAAGCGGTCCAGAACATTTTTCATATAATCCTAATATACCTGATGAAGAACGAGAAAAAGGTCGTTTTCTTCACAGAGAGAAATTAAAAGTATGGAGAACTGATGTGTTTTCACGAGATAATTTCACTTGTCAATTATGCTATAAAAAAGGATCTACCTTACACGCGCACCACTTGAACGGCTACCATTGGGATAAAAATAACCGTTTTAACAAAGATAACGGCATTACTTTATGTAAAACATGCCATAGAGCATTTCATTGTAAGTATGGGATGCGAAACAACACAAAAGAGCAATTTGAAGCATTTAAACAGAATAACGAACAATTGCAACACGCTTAATGCGTGTTTTTTATTTTTAAGGAGGTGAAAAAAATGTTGAAACGGTTCAAAAATGAAAAATACAATAGCTTACCACCTATTAAACGCGTCTTCAAGGCTGAAACCGTAAGTGAGGATATTTCCAAATTAACGATTTATGGTGACATAGGTGATTCTTTTTGGGGCGAATCTGTTTCTGCTTCCGATGTAGAGAAAGAACTAAAAAACATCACTTCGAAAATTATTGAAGTCCACATTTCAAGTTATGGCGGTGACGTTTTTGACGGTATTTCGATTTACAACCAACTAAAAAATCACCCATCAAAAATCATCATCCATGTGGATGGAATTGCTGCCAGTGCCGCATCATTGATAGCTTTAAGCGGTAGTAAGATTATTATGAATACAGGCTCTATGATGATGATTCATGAAGGGTCTACATTCGCTTATGGTACGAAAACAGATATTAAAAAGACACTAAATGCTCTTGAAGGCATAGACAAATCTACTGCTGATATTTACATGACCCGATTTACAGGGGAACGATCTGAAATTGTTGATATGATTGTCAATGAAACATGGCTTACTTCAAGTGAAGCATTAGAGATTGGATTTGCTGATAAAGTAGAAGAAGAAAACGAGATAGTTGATGATGTTAAAAATCTAAAACATATGTTTTTTAATCTACAAAATGAAATTATACAATTAAAAAAACAACCAAAAGAGCCTGATCAAGATCCTGTTAAACCCAAACAGAACTTGAGCAAGCTCTTTTTACATTTATAGGGGGAATGAAAATGGCGATTAGATTTAATAATTTTGCAGAGAAAAAGCAGGCATTTGCTCAAGCAACACAGGGGGGGAATGTAGAAGAACAGACTGCTGCGTTAAACAATATGCTGGAGGCGTTAGCCCAAGATGTACAGGGCGATATTATGAATCAGGTTCATGCACATATGGCTGACAACTCCATCATGCAAGCAAGGGGTGCCAATGTCCTTACCAGCGAAGAAACCAAATTTTTTAATGTGGTGATTGAAGATGGGGGATTCAAAGAAAATGATACGCTGCCGGTTACTACCCAAGA